CCTTGGACTCCTTCATTATATTATGGCAACGATGAAAGAATAATAATGGAGCATATGCCTGGAGAGGTAAGGCCTGGAAGGGTATTAACAAAAGAACAAACATTTGAAATGATGAGAGCAGCTAAAGCTGCTATGGATCGAGGGATATATAATTATGATATTCATAGGGGTAATTTCTTATTTGCCGGGGATAGAATCAGCTGGATAGATTGGGGGCTTGGCCAGGTACAACATGATTTCTTCTTTAGAAAGCGCGTGCCGGGAGCAGCAAGAACAGAAGAAGAGTCAAGAAGACTGATCTATGAAAGAATTGCCCAGATGAAATTTGAAAATAACCCGGCTAAACTTGATCCTTTAGGAACAATGGGAGGTCCGGAATGGTTATTTTCAAGAATAATGAGAGCGAGCGGTTTGGGGGGGATATCTCTTCCTACTTTGGAGAAAAAAATAAGTGAGAGTCCAGGCCTATTAGCAAGAGCAGTCAAAAGAAATAGTGCAATAAATGGCTTCTCTGGCTTTGATGACGCATATAACACAATTAAGGGTTTTCAAGAGGGAGGAACAGCAAGTAGGCTGAGGAAAAGAAACACTGACTTTGGATCTGGCCTAAAGAGAATGATGGAAATTGTTGTTGGTGAGGGCAAGGCCACCGAATTAATGAGAGGCATTTGGAAGGGAACCACCAAGGGCGAGGAGATAGTGGAGATCGCCCGACAGTGGGAGAAAGAACTAGCAGTGAGGCGTGTTCGCGGAAAAGAAGCACTAGGAAATTTTAGCACAGCTATGTACGGTACAGAAATACATATACGGCCAGGATGGTTTTCTAAAATGCTGCGGCGGAATAAGAGATTTGCTAATCTTTATGGGTCGTTACCAGTCGCAAAAAAGAAAGGTCTTTTAAGTGTATTGTATGTTCATGAGGTATTAGAAGCAGAAAAGGACATTTTTACCTCTTGGAATAGTAGATCTCTTGAGGAATTAGAGCTAGCTTTTAAGGAGCCTGATTTTGGATCTCATGCGGGGAGATCAATTATTCATGATGAGATGAGAGTAGCAAAAGTCTTTGGCGTCACAGAAGAAATGATGAAGTTCAGAAAGATAATGGAATCTTATTATGGAACACTTGACGCGAGAGATATTAGGCGTACGGCGATGATTCACTTCAAAAATGCAGTTGACGACTGGCCAGCCGTAAGAAAGGCTTTAACTACCCCAGAGGGGAAAAAGGAAGTAAGAGATTTCTACTTGAAGAAATTTAGACAAACAGATAAATATTTTACTGGGCTGCGGAAAATATATAAAGCATGGGGGAAGATTACACGAGAGGAGGTCCAACATGAGGATGTGCTTTCCGAGATGCATACTATTGTCGATAATAGGGTTAGAAAAAGAGCAATGGCCACTGCACAAAAAGTTACACAAGCACAAACATTTGCTAATGCCAATGGAGCATCTAAGTTTGGGGTCAGGCCTGGAGGAAGAAGACATATACACTAGCTGGAAAGATGGTATTATATGGATAGACGGAGGATAAGATGGGACTTTTAGGTTCAACTTTGAAATTTGGGCTTAAAAGCTTTTTAAAATCTTGGTCGTTCTTTCCCACAAGAGTTATGTGGGGAGCAGGGCTGGGAGCAGTCGAAGCTTATCGCAGAGGATACGATAGACCGGAAGATATAGTTAAAGGAGCAGCTATTGGGGCTGCCGGGCTTGGAATTGTTCCAACCAAGGCTTTTCTCGGATTAGCGGGAGCTGCTGTTCTTGGGACAGCCGGTATTACTGGAAAATATGCACTAAAAGGAACCTGGAGAGCAGCTTTTGGTTCTGGAGTTCTGAGAACTCTAGACGAGATGGCGGCGCGGAAAAAGATTATAAAGCCCTTGTTCGAATATTTAGGCAGTAAACATAGTGGCTTAGCTGGAACTGCATATGGACTTACAACAGGGACTGCTAAATGGTTACTTCGACACCCCACTACGACGATGATGGCTGGAAGTGGGGCTTTTTTGTATTATAGAATGTTTGCTAATCCAGAAGAATCAACAAGCGCAGTGGGGCAGATATATTCTCATGCAGGAGATATTAGAGAAAGAGCACAAGATTTGCAAAATAGCACAAACGGTTTAGTGCAAGGATTGCACGCCGGTAGGCATGGAGGCTGGTAATGTATGGTAGAGATCCGCTCGGTTTAGGTTTTCAATTGCCAACAACGTGGCAAGAAAAATATGCTAAATATCACCCAAGGAATTTTATGTCTGCGCGGGCGTATGCAAGAGCTGCAGGTTGGGGAAGAATAGGTATTCACGGTGCCGCTATGGGCTTGGGGCTTGAATGGGTTCCTGATGTCCCAAGAGGATATGAAAAATTCTCCAAGATATATGACAAAGGGCCAAAAGCATTACGGGAATATTTTGAAGGTTCTCCAAAGGGTTCTTGGAGATTCCTTGGCCTTAGAGGACCGGGAGGAAGGATCGCAGAATATCGAGCATTGAGAGCGGCCAAGAAGGGAATATTAAAAGCTGGTTGGGAAGTATTCCCCCTTATGGATATGATGGGTGTTTATTTTACCGCGAAAGCTATGAAAGAAGGCTATAATCGTGAAGGTTTGTGGGGAGCGACAAAGGCTGGAGCTGGATCATTAGCAGAATGGGGAGCTTTTGAGATTATTTTTAAAGCGTTGGGAGGAGTAGTTGGAGGAGCACTTACTATTGGAGCTATGGGAGCCGCTGGAGTATATGGTACATACAAAGCACTGGACTATGGAGCAAAGCACGCAAGAAAAACAAGAGCATTAGAATTTGGCGGGCAGCCTGTTGAAGATATGTTTGGTACTATTGCTACTATGAGGCAAAGATCATTATTGGAAATGCAGAAAAGCCATGCCGCTCTTAGAGGAGCATTAGGAAATGAAGCTCAATATATGCATATTGCATGAATTGTTCAGGATCATATAATTATTATGGAAAAGAAGCTTAGTAAGGAGGAATAAGAAATGTCGGAAGCAGGTTGGTTTACAAATGCTTGGAATATCTTAGCCCGTAATCCCGTAACAAGGCGAATAGGGTATGGAGCAGCTATTGGCGCGGGCGCTAATGCTGTATATGGTGGTTACTTCCAGGGAAGAGGATATTTGGATAGCGCAATGTCTGGCGCTTTAATGGGCGCTATAGGTGGAGCTGCATATGCCGGATATTTGGGTGCTGGAGAACGATTGATTGGAGGCCGAGCGGCAGAAAGTCTTGGTGAAGCATGGAGATTTTCCAAGGGTATGCAGGAACTATATCATAACGAAGGGGCTAGCTCTATTAAAGCTGCAGGAAAAGCGGCAATGAGAAATGCAAGTCTTTCTGCTAGATATATAGGAAGTTACCTAAACCAAGCCTATAATGCAATAAAAGTATTGTAGACAAATGAGGACAGTGTGATAGTTACAAACTTTGACCTTTCTAAATGTGATCCCGTATGCCATGAGTGCGTAAAGCGCTATGAAAAGAAATATGGGAGCAAAACAGAGAAATTTAATATTGGCTGCAAGGGCATTCCTAAAGAATATATAAGCCAAGAGGAACTGAAGAGATTCCCTCCTAACATACGAGATAAAGTAATAGCAACACTTGATCCGGTAAGTTGGGCAAGACTTGAGTTAAATTGGGAGCCTCGCTGGTATCAAACTATCATGCTGAAATGTTCGAGTACCAGAAAGGTATCGCGCATTGGACGGCAATGTTTGACAGAAGATGCTTATTTGCTTGAAAAAACAAAGGGATACACTTCAATAAAGGATCTAAAATTTGGAGATATTGTTCTCTCTATGAATAACGAAAAACATTCCCTTGAATGGAAGAGAGTAATAAATCAATGGGTATCGGGCGAAAAGAAAGTATATAAAATCAGAACTAAGTTTGGCCACGAAATAGTTTGTTCTGCCAAGCACCCATTTTATGCTGTCCAGGGATATAGAGATAAATCGCACAACAAGACGATAGATAAGCTTGAGCATGGTTGGGTATCTATAAAAGATGGATTGTCAGAAGGTGACAAAATAGCCGTAGCGCACGATTTCAGTTACAACGACGATATAGATAGCGAATTGCCTGATGAACTATTTATTTTCCTTGGCTACTTTATTGCAGATGGGACTGCTTCTATCGGGCAATCTGCAAAATTTACCAATATTGATATGAGCTATCTCATTGAGTTTGAAGAAGTATGTAAGGCGCTGGAAACTGCCGTCAAATGGTACAAGAAGGGAAAGGGATATGACCTGATTATTACAAATGGGCGCAGGAAGAAAAATCCGATCAGAGATATGCTTGGAAAGTATGGGTTATTAAATATAAGAGGACCAGAAAAAACAATCCCGCAAGATATATTCAAGGGATCGAAGCGACAGATAGCTCTATTTTTGAATCGATTGTGGGCTGCGGATGGATATATTTCAACATTTAAAAGAACTGGGCGCTCGACCTATAGAAGCGAAATAGAAATACTAGAAGAGAGTAAAGTTCTCTTAAAGCAGACGCAGCAACTTTTATATTTATTCGGGATTCATGGGTACATCAAAGAAGAAGGTAATTGTTATCGATTAGTGATATCAAACAAACTGAGTATAATCAATTTTTTGACGAGAATAGGCCCTGTTCTTGGAAAAGAAGAGGCATGTGATCGTGCTTTGAATAATATGCAAAGTATTACCGACAAATATGCGGGAACAGAGGGAGAGGTATTATGGGATTATATCTCTTCAATAGAAATGATAGGAATAGAACAAACATATGATATAGAGGTAGAAGATAATCATAACTTTATTGCCAATGGATTCGTTACTCACAACTCAGGAAAAAGTGAAACTTTAGCAATTACGGCACTTTATTATGCATGTACTAGAAAGGACTTTCACATTGTTATCCTAACCCCTATGAAAACACATACAGAAGTCTTATTTAAACGATTGGACGAACTACTTAGAAAATCTGCTGACTTGCGTAACTCTATTGTACGAAAAATAAAAGCACCGATCTATACAATAGAACTGTCAAATGGATCAACTATAGAAGGTTTTACTGCTGGCGAGCGTTCTGGCGGAGAAGCAGATGTTGTTCGTGGCCGTTCTGTTAATCTACTTATATTTGATGAGGCCGATATGTTATCTGCCGCTACGTTTGATTCCTCTCTGGCAACCATTATTAACTTTCCAGATGCTATTGTATGGGTTTCTTCTACTCCTAAAGGTAAAAAAGAGCGATTTTATAAATGCTGTGTTGAATCTCCTGACTTCCAGGAATTTCATTATCCCTCTCAGGTCAATCCGAACTGGGGGGACGAACAAGAACAATTCTTCAGGGACAAGCTAACCGATATTGGGTACAAACAAGAAGTATTAGCAGAGTTTTCTACTCAAGTGGAAGGTGTCTATCAGCGTAAATTTGTTGAACAGGCAATGAAAGATTATCACTACAAGGATGAAGCCCCTCAGCCTGGTTGGATATATTGTGTTGGAGTAGATTGGAATGATGTCGAGGTCGGAACAAGAATATTAGTTGTTGGCTATAACCCTGCTATTAATAAGTTTAGGGTGGTCAGTAAAGATAGAGTTAGCAAAGAGGGTTGGAATCAAGTTGCTGCGATGAGAAAGATTAGAGATATTAATAGGTTATGGAATCCATCATGGATATATGTTGATGCCAGACCTTCTCCTGCTCACATAGAAATGTTAAGGCTATATGGAGCGGAAGCCGCTCAAGATCCGCAGAGGGGACCAAATCATCCTGATGTGAGATTGAAAGATATTGTCAAAGGTTATGAATTTGGGAGCAAGATAGAAACTCATGATATATTCAGCAAGGAAAAAGTAAAAAGACCTGCAAAAGTGTTTCTGGTAGAAAATTCTGTTAGACGTTTTGAGGCGAGTCAGGTAGAATTCCCAAAGGAGGACACGGAACTGGAAGCACAACTTTTGGGATATATTATAGATAGATACACGACATCTGGTATACCTATATATAAAGCCGGGAACACAGAAGCTGGAGATCATGACATAGATGCTATGAACCTTGCTTTAATAGGATTTACCCTGGAAATGACTATTTTAGGTAAACCGCGCTGGAGCGGTCGTATTGGTATTGTTAATGAACCTCTTGGCGCGATTGTGAACAAAAAGGAGGAAGAAGAAGCTAGTATCGCCAGCGTGCAAGTAATCAAAGAAAAGAAAAAGAAAATTCTGCGCGAAGCAAGAATAGAATCTTTACCATCTCTTGGCAGAGGGGAGCTTAGAAGTGATAGTATATGGGATCGCGATCTCCCGGCAAATAATACTAATACTTCACACTCAAGGAAATTATGGTCTTGGCCGGGATGGGAAAGAGACGATCCTGCTCCAAGATGGAGGAGAAGGAGTGGTTTGCTAAGGGCGAGAGGAAAGCCCAGTAGGAAGAATATATAAGATGGCAACTATAATAAACTCAAATATAGGATTAGGGATATATACAAAGCCGAAACAAGAAGCGCGTGTATCTAGTGAGACTCCATTACTATTTGCAATTGATGGGACTATAAAAACTATATATGAACATCGCCTTTACCTGGGCTCGAATGATGAAGTTCATGCTTATACTGGAGATCCCTATCCTAATAATATCAAGATTTCTATAGTTGATAACAGAGGTATTTCTGATGGTTCTATTCCGGGATGGTCAATAAAGATGAAAGCTGGTGACGCAAGGCCGACTCAAGATGAGTGGGATAGTGTCTCCAAGGGAGCTTTTATAGAAGTCCCCGGTATAGCTGATATGTACAATGATATGAATGGTTGCTTGTATCTATATCATCCATTTTGGGTAAGAATAGAGGTTCCCAAATATGTTCCTCGTCAAATGATAACAGATGTATATTTTAGGATAGAAGCGCTCAGACAAGATGTAGATTGGTACGCTAAATTAACAGGAGTAATCTAATGGATGAAAAAAGTAGGCGGTTATTGACTCCACAAAGTGGACCTCAGCACGTGGAAAGAAAGCAGCGTATTGTTCACCAGGAGTTGGCTGAAGATGCAGAATCTCCAGAGAAACCAGAAAAGATACCCGAGAAAGATCATTATTCTATAATACAAGAAAAAGTCCAACAAGTTAAAGGACTTGCAAAGATAACTGAGAATCAGTTAGCGGCAAGATTAAAAGATTATAAAGTTGAACCGGAAGTCACGAACGAATTACTTGATGCCGAGGAAAGACTATTTGGCACTAGAACTGGTGTTATCACTTACCAAATGTATCGAGTTTGCCTGGAGATTGTCGGAAAACAAAGCGAGGACTTTGCAGGAAAGGTAACAATAACTTCTGACTCAATATTAGAAGCAGTAGGCGGTAATTTGGAAAATGCCTTTGCTCCCGAGGGGATTAGCAGATTCATGAAATCAAATGATTTATTGAAGAACGGGAAATCTGATTTTAGTAAATATGCTCCTATCAACATGCCTGATATGGACGATGTTGTAGAAAAGGGAATTAAAAAACTGTGGGATATGATCGTTGATATAGCTTTACCAAAGCCACTTAAAAGGTTAATAGGGAAATAAAATGCCGAGTGCACAAGAAATACAAGATGCAATGTTGTTGATAAATGCTTTTGAAGAGCAAAGTATGCACGCAATGAGTGAAGAAAGTGCTCTTATCCCCGTAGCTCGTGTCGTCAATAATATGATGTCACATATGTCGGTGATGGATAAAACTTTTACTCCACCGCAACAACTTGCGGACGATGTAATGGCTAAAGGCGGCGCGGGTCTTAATCAAAAATTACAAAGCTATTTGGGGAACAAAGGTTTAGAACTTCCTCCCGACGCAGGGACTCAAACTGACACAAGTAATGCTGTCGGGGGTCAGGCCAACAATAAAGCTGCAAATTATGCCATGTCATATCTTACCGATTGTATTCCATGCTTGGATAGAATGCGTCAGTTTTCGTTATACACAAGGGGCTATCTGCCAATAGATGTGTTCAATGCTATATTAAAAGACTTGGAAGATCGACTTATGTGGCTCTTGGAAGTTCTTGATATTCTTGGCAATACTGAGATATGGGGCGATCTTTGCTCTTTGGCAGAGTTTTTATCATTTATGTGTATCCAAGATTTAGTCGGTTTATTAGTTTTACTATCGGCAACTATCAGTAAATATAATGTTATGGCATTGTCAAAGCTTAATCTATTGCCTGGCTACTGGATTTCAAATATGTTCTATATGCCTTTTATGATAGCACTATATGGGGTAATTAGATCATATGCTAATCAAGCTCTTGGGATTGTAAAATGTATTTCTAATGGAATAGATACTCAACTAAATAAATTAGATATAACAAGATTAAGCAAAGAAGATCAGCGATTATTCGACTGGAATAAGGACACGACAAAAAATGAGACTGCCGAAGCTATAAAGAAAGCCAGAACTACAGTCCGCAAAACAGATGATGCAATTGGGGATAGTCTCAATTATCTCCTGGAAGGAATTGAAAAGGGATTCGGTTTTGTCACGACAGAGATGCACGAATTAGAGGACGCTATATTAGCTTTCTTCTCTGGCGGGGATGTTTCCAATTGGAGTATTACTGAGTTTGTTAGAACAAAGATAGTACTTGCTAGACTGATTGGTTTTATTAGATTTTTTATAGAGTTAGCAACAGATAGAGCACAAGGGCAAATCGGAATAGACGCTAATATGGGAGGCTTGAGAGGAGCCAGAGTTAAATGTTCTACCCCAGACCAAGCATATCAGAATATGTTAGATGAATTTCATAATTTGTTTGTTCAAACAGTGGGTGGACATGTTACTGCTCAAAGAGATGATCAAGGTAATATTACTGATCTTTCATGGAGTCCGATCCCCAATCCCGATGAATTTGGCAGATCGGTCCGGGAATATTTTGATCATTTTGCCGATCATGGCGATAAGTCTGCTGGAAAGCAAGCTCATGCTCTTACTGATGATCCAGATGACAAGACAACAATTCATGATAAACTTACTGAATTAGCGAGTAAAAAAGTGACGATATCTTGTAAAAATATAGGAGCTTTATTTAGTCAGGAAGATTTGGCTAAGACTCAAGAATGGCTGAATGATCTGTTACAAGATTAGGGAGTTTGTATGGCAAAAATAAAGGCGAGAAAGATATCAGGCACGATAGTTACTTTTGATCCCTATAAGAACTATAAAGCAGTAAGGGCTCCTTTAGATAGCTTTAATTACACATCAAGAAGTCCAGAAGGATGGGTTTACCCTGAATATGATTTGGCTGATCCATATCGGATAGAAGATACAGAGTCAATATTTAGGCAGTCAATAGAGAAGAAAACAACACTTGCTTTCAAGCATGGGTATGAATTTACTGGCAAAAATAAACGCTATCTAAAGTATATTAAAGCAAGGCTGGCTCAAATTGCCTATGCGACTGGAATTCCATCTATATTGCTAGTAAGGGGTATTTTTAGGGATTTGGCAACAGCCAATAATGCTTTTCTAATAAAAGTGCGTGATAAGAATAAAAGTGGCGGGCGAGTAAGAAAACAAGGAAACAAACAGTTAAATCCAGTAGCTGGTTATTTCATTGCTCATCCCAGTTGTATGCAACCATTTATTAAGAATAAGCGTATTGTTAAGTGGAGATATACTCTTCCATCTGGAAGATATGTGGAATTTAACCCAGAAGATGTTATTCATTTTCATTCCAGCAAAAGGGCTGGTTTTTTCTTTGCTCCGCCGCTTGTGGTCCCGGTCAAAGATGATATTCGTGCTCTCCGCAAAATAGAAGAAAATATTGAGCTTATGTTATATCAATATCTATTCCCTCTATTCCACTATAGGATTGGCACAGATGAATATCCTGCCGGAGTGACGGAGAGTGGAGATGACGAGATTACCGTAGCACAACAACAGTTATACAGAATGACAGCCGAGGGTGGTATTGTTACTTCGCACAGACACGAGATAAGACTTCTTGGCATTGAAGGCAGACAGATGCAAGCAGAGTCATACTTAAAACACTTTTTACGTCGTGTTCTCGGTGGGTTAGGGCTTTCAGAAATAGATCTCGGAATCTCGGACTCAGCAAACAGATCTACTGCTGAATCGTTTTCTCGTTCTCTTGTCGATGCAGTAAAAGATTTACAACTTGTTATCAAGCAAGTGTTTGAGACAGAAGTTGTTATGGAACTATTACTTGAATCCGGGATGATAAGAAACCCAATGGATTTATTTGATGAAGATAATATGATTTTCATGGATTGGCACGAGATAGATATAGACTATCTCGTCAAGATCCAGAACCATAATCTCGATGTTTTCCTGAAAAATGGGATCACATATTCAGAATTGAGGCAGTGTCTCGGCAAGGATCCTATAAAGAAAGGAAGCAAAGAGGAAGCCGATCTGCAATGGTCATGGTTTGAACTTCCATCATTACTTATTCGCGCGGTTGATGAACCTTATCTTGAACTCCTATCTGCAAGAACAGAAGGGATTGATATAAATGAAGAAGATGTCAGTCAAGCACGTAAGTATAAAGAAAAACTAATAAAACTTGGTAAAGCACAACCTAGCTCAGCAGCGAAGAAGCCTCCTGCTTCCAAGTCAAAGACTAATATTTCAGCAAAAGTAAAACCAACTAATCAACATGGATCCGCCGTGCCGGTAAAACCAGGCAAAGATGCTTTGGTTCGTGATTCTGCTGTCGTCCCTGGCACAATAACAAAATATGCAAATAAGAACCTTCTCAAGGATGACTACAAGAGAACCAGAAGAGTAATATCTGATTTTATTCGCGCACAAGATGGTAAATTTAACGATAGAGATATGGGATATATAAAACAACTACTGAACCATGAAAAGGAAAAGACACTGAAGAAAATACGAGCCATGTGCTATCGAGCCTATAGAGAAGGAAAAGGAGGAACTAAGCTTCCTCTTGTTGCAATAGATTATATAGACAGCAGAACTGAAAGATACATGAAAAGATTCTATAACTCTCTATACTCCAATATTTCCAAGGCTATAGTTGACAGTGTTAAACCCGATGTTAAAATTAGCCCAGATGCAGCTGTGGCAAATCGCTTTGATGCGTTGGAGTTTAGGATAGAAGCAATGGGACATGTGGAGCCAAAAAAAGCATATGCACTTGGGAAAGCACATAGATGGTTAATAGATCATGGCTTTATAGATTCCTCTAACCCTGTTGTATGGAAAAAGAATAAGAAGACTGGCAAGAAAGAATTAAAATTGAAGATAAAGAATGAGACTCCCTCTAAAGTTGTTCCTGTTCTTACTATTGAGCCGGGCGATAGCGCATGTGATAAATGTGAATTTATAAGTGAAAATGTTATTGTAACAGATCCGTATGACATGTATTTTGGAGATCTTGAAAAGTTTGCTCCTTTTCACCCGAATTGTGAGTGCAAAGTTGTTTTTGAATTGTTCGACTTTGGGGATATTGAAGGAGTGGCGACAGATGGCAAAAAACTTGAGAGTTGCGTTAGCCAGGTAAAAACCAAATTATCCGAAAAACACCAAGATTGGAGCGCTAAGAAAATTAAGAACTCCGCCTGGGCAATATGCAAGTCAAAGGGGTTAAAATAATGATTATAGTCAGGGATTCATTTGGAATACAAATACCAGAACTTGTCCCAGAAAAGCTCAAGATATTTGACTCTTCCTATCAGGCCAGTCATGGTCCGCAGGATCTATATATTAAAGTAAAAGCAACTCATGCCGGTCTAATCAATGGGAACAAATCTTTCTACGTTCCATATAAAATGGCAAATTCCGTAAAATCATGGGTTCTGCCATACCCAAA